TACATCAAAATAAATCCTAATTTTCCAATATTACAAAAAACAAAAGTATGTTTAGATTGCAAAAAAAGAAAATCTATTTTTTTATATGATTATAGAAATGACACTCAAAAATTAAAAAACCAATGTCATAGATGCGTTGTAATCAAAAAAATAAAATGGAAAAAAGATAACAGAGATAAAGTTTTAAAAGGTAGCAGAGAAAGATACAGAAAATTTAAGAAAGAAATTTGTTATAGAATGTCGCCAGAATATTACATTAAAAATAAAATGTTTGATGTATTAGAAAGGAAATATGAAAGAGGAAGAAGGCATTATCAAAACAATAAACATTATTACGCAGTTAAAACCGCAAAACAAAGAGCATTAAAATTATTACAAACTGTTCCTAAAGGTGTTGAATGTAAAGAAATTTTAAAACTTTATAAAAAAAGAGATGATTTAAATAAAAAACATGGCAAAAATAAATATTCAGTTGACCATATTATACCATTAAAAAATAAATATGTTTGCGGATTACATAACATTAAAAATTTAAGAATAATATTAACAAAGGAAAATCTTAAAAAAGGTAATAAATTTATACCTGGATATAATGAAGATTTTTACGATAAAAAATTTTGGTAAAATATGAAAATAATTTTAGACTCAAATGATGTTGAACTAGCTTATACAACAGCTCAAAGAAGATTTATTGGTAATGTAAGAATGAACAAAGGTTTTTCTTATGGCTATAATAAGAATTTAAAAAATCAATTATATGATGGTTTCTTAGGTGCTATGGGTGAAGTTGTTTATGCAAAGGCAACTAATAGTTTTTTTAATGGTTCATACACTGACAATAATGAGTTTTATTCTGACTCCGACTTTCAAAACAATATAGAAATAAGAACACAAGATAAAAAATCTTTTAATTTCTTGTTAATTAGACCTGGAGAGAAACAAGGAAAGTATTTTTTGATAATCAAGGACAATGATATGGATTATAATTTTACAATAAAAGGTTGGTTTTTATATAAAGATGACTTACCACCTGAGAAATTATCTAATTTTGGCTATAGTCAGCGACCTGCTGCATATAAAATTGAAATAAATGAACTAACACCAATGGAGGAAGATGTCAGACAAGATAAATTTTAAATTATTTAAACCTTTTGGTTCTACCTTAGCAAAGGCAACACTACCTTTAGAACTATTAAAAGATTTCAAAGAGGATTTAAAAAAGATTAGAGCAGATAAACAAAAACAAAAAGACCATGATTGGAGTCAAAGATTAGTTGGTGCAGTAAAAGAAGAATACCTAATTACTCCAGAGGTTTTATTAAAATGGAAAAGAGCTTTCTTTGATCCAATTATGGTTTCTTATACAAATGCTCATTTTAAACATGATAAGATAAAAAATATTTTAATTAATTCTGCTTGGTATGTAATACAAAAATCTGGCGA